TAGATAATATCTATCAATGTATATCAGTCAATAATCGTTATGAAAACAGCAAGCGCCTATCAAAGAATGTATTTGCAATTAGAGATTGCATGTTAGATATGATACGTACAAGAAACGGAAGGTATCAAAATGCTTACATAGTCGGGGGTTATCCATTGGAAAGCGAACGTGAACGTCTTGTAAATACGATCGGAGCGGAAGAGATATTTATCAACACACCTATTGATGAATGTTTGTTAAATGTTTCGCAGCGTCCGGACGTTTATAAAAAATACGTACATGAATGGTTTGAAACGTACAATGCCGCAAATATCCCCCCCACCTTTGAAATTGCGGGGTAGTTTAAGAGTACTGCCACCGAGTCCTTTCATTCGCAGAACAAGAAAAAATGAGATTTTTCAAAAAATGAAATGAAAGTTTGAAAAAACACAGCGAAGGAGGAAGAAGAATGGAAAGAATAGAGGAATTACAAGAGATTTGTAACACTTTAAATCCGGATAAAAAAAAGCTAATTAAGCCCTTGGTTGATAAATTGGTTTTTCTTGAGGAAAATTTGGATAATCTTATGAAGCTTCCGATGATCGTTGTGAAAAAAGACAATCCGGCAATACAAAAGGTTACTCCGGCATATAAGCAGTACAAGGAATTCATGCAGACTTATATAAATGCCTTGAAAGTAATTTACAGTGCATTAGGAATAGATCAGAATGACGATGAAGAAAGCCCATATAGAAAATGGCTTCAATCAAGAACAAAAAAAGAGTGATTATTATCTAATCCAATATAGAGAAGCTATCAGAGCCGGAAAAATTATTGCCGGAAGAGAGTTGATAACGGAACTTGATAGGCTGATAGAAGATCTTGAAGATGAACGCTATATATATGACACAGAAGATGCGTACTTGCGCATGGACTTCATGGAAAATTGCATCAGATTAACAAAAGATCCATTTTACAATCAACCAATGAAACTGATGTTGTGGCAAAAGGCTTTTATTGAAGTAGTTTACTCTTTCAAAATGGCAGATACGGGGTTTGACAGATTCAAAAAAATATTGCTGCTGATCGCAAGAAAAAATACAAAGAGCGAAACGTGCTCGGCGATAGCGACAACGGAGTTATTTATAGGACCGGAAGGAAATGATATTGTATGCAGCTCAAACGATGATAACCAAGCTTCGATTGTGTATGATGCCATTGATTTGATGCGAACCCTTATAGATCCGAAAGATCAAGATTCACATAGAAATCAGCGTTTTATAAAAAACAAGAACACAAATACAAAAGTAACGAAGCTATCTGATAGAACGAAAAATAAGGAAGGTAGAAACATAGGCTTTGCGATTGTGGATGAAACCCACGAAATGAAAACCAATGTCATAGCGAAGTCTATTGAGCAATCGCAATCACTGAAAGACAACCCTAAATTTTTCAACATTACTACAGAAGGTTTTGTGAATGATGGTTTTTTAGATGAAGAACTGAAAAAGGCTAGAAAAATCATTAACGGAGAAGATGATGGAGTTATGGCAGAACGTACGCTGCCTTGGCTATATACGCAGGATTCAGAACGTGAGGTATGGGAAAATGAGGCAAGCTGGGTAAAATCAAACCCCACGCTAGGGGTCGTTAAAAAGTGGGATTATTTGCGTGAGCAAATAGATCTTGCAAGAAACTCAAAAGCCGATCGCATGTTTGTGTTGAGCAAAGATTTCAATTTCAAGCAATCAAACAGCCAAGCATGGCTACAGGAAAGCGATTATACGTATAAGGCGGTATTTAGCTTAGAAGATTTTAGAAACTGTATCGCAATAGGAGCCGTGGACTTATCGGAAACAACGGACTTAACATGTGCAAAAATCATGATGTTAAAGCCAAATGATCCCACAAAATATGTGCATACTATGTATTTCATACCGGAAGGAAAACTAGAAAATAGCGATGATAAAGAATCCGGAGCAAAATACAGGGAATGGGCGCAACAAGGTATCTTAACGGTTATGCCCGGATTGGATAATGATTTATCACAAGTAGCCGATTGGTTTTGGGAACTTTATAAAGAATATGGTATCCAAACATGGAAATGCGGATATGATCAGCGCTTTGCCAGAGAATTTGTAGAGAGAATGGAAGAAGGGTATGGAATTGAATGTGAAATGATTTTGCAAAATAAAGAAAACATGAGCAATGCTATGAAGCTATGCGAGCAGGAATTAAAAGCAAGGCATGTGAATTTCAATGAAAATGAAATAGATCGGTGGTGCTTAGGCAATGCGAGCATGGAGATTGACAACCTTGGAAGGGTGTTATGTGTAAAAATCAACAACCAAGCTACAAGAAGGATAGACGGAGCTGTAACGCTGATTATTCTGTATGAAATGTATAGAAGATACAGAGGTAAATTAACACAATACACAGGAAGGAGTTAGCGATGGGAGTTATCCAATATTTAAAAGATAAATTTATGGGCTTGAGATATGCAAAGATGCTGAACAGCGGATCACCTATATTTTCTCAATTCGGAGATAATGTGTATGCAAGCGATATAGTACAAAGTGCTGTAGATTGCATCGTGCAGGAAATGACAAAGGTAAACCCATGCCATATATTGCGCAGAGGATACGATAGAGAAGCCGTTAACGATTCTATACAACATGTATTAAATAATCCCAATGAGCTAATGACCAAAAGCGACTTTATGAGCAAGATTGTGTGGAATTTAATATTAAACTGTAATTCTATCATCTATCCGGTATATGAAGAAGTTACCGACAGCAAAGGAAACAAAAGCAAGAAATATATTGCCCTTTACCCGTTACAGCCTAGAGAAGTTAAGTTTTTGGAAGATGAAGCGGGAACGCTGTTTATAAGAATGAAATTCAAAAACGGCAGCGAGTGGGATTTACCGTACGAAGAAGTAATACATATCCGTTATAAATTCTCTTTCAATGATTTCATGGGCGGTAATGCGAAAGGACAGCCGGACAATGAAGCATTATTAAAGCTGTTACAAATGAATCACAGTATGCTGGAAGGAACTTTGAAAGCAATGAAGGCAAGCTTTTCCACTACAGGATTTTTGAAATCGGGCGCTTATATGGATAAAGAGCGAGTGGAAAAGATGGTTGAAGAATTTAACGAACAATTAAAAAAAGATGGTTCTACGATCATGGGAATAGATGCAAAAAGCGATTATATACCCGTTACAAAGAAAGTGCAGATAGTTGACCCGGAATTGATTAAATTTATTGATACAAGAATTTTGCGTAACACAGGAGTTAGCATGGCTATCTTGTCCGGAGATTATACAAAAGAGCAGTATGAAGCGTTCTACCAAAAAAAGCTGGAGCCTATCATCATCGCAATTTCACAGGCATTCACAAAATGTTTGTTTACGGACAGAATGAAGCAATTAGGACATGAAATATTATATCTTCCCCGAGAATTGATATTTTTAAATACTTCACAGGTAATCGAAGCAATTCGAATCATGGGAGATAGAGGAAGTATTTATGAAAATGAAATACGTATTGCGTTTGGATTTGTACCGGATCCTGCATTGAACGGTGTACGCATGATGAGCTTAAACTATGTAAATGTAGAGTATGCAAAAGATTATCAGTTAAAGGGCATAGGGACGAAAGGAGAAAAAAATGAGTAAACCGGAATTGATTAGAAGATCATATAACTTTGAAGTCAGAGCATCAACAGACGAAAAAGGAAATCTGATTGAAGGCAGACCGATTGTATATGATTCTATGACAGATATGGGGTGGTTTAAGGAAGTTATCGAACGTGGAGCGCTCGACAATGCAGATCTAACAGATGTCAGATTTCTGGTAAACCACGATATTAACAAGATACCATTGGCAAGGTCGAGAAATAACAACATCAATTCCACGATGCAATTAGGGGTTGATGATAAAGGGTTATTTATCAGAGTGTACCTCGATGTGGAAAACAATGCGGAAGCGAGAGCCTTATACAGTGCGATCCAACGTGGAGATATTACAGGCATGAGCTTTATGTTCAGTGTAGACGATGAAGAATGGGAAGATCTGGAATCCGAAAAGCCGACAAGGCGAATTAAAAAGATTTCAAGTGTGGTGGAGGTAAGTGCGGTTACGTTCCCCGCTTATGAGGACACTGAAATACAAGCACGTAACAAAAGTGAGCTGGAGAGCTTGCGTCAGAAGCTGGAGAGCGAAAGACAGCGTGCAAAATCTCTGGAGAGAGATAAAAAAAGTAAATTGGATTTTGAAACAAGAACACTATTGATGATGTATGGAGGAAAAGAGAAATGTTAAAAGAATTTTTAGAAAAACAACTGAATGAAAAAAGAAGCCAGTTAGAAAACCTGGCAAAAGCAGTGGTAGAAAGCGATGATAAAGAAGAACGTACAAAGCTGAAAGTGACAGAGGACAAGGTGCGCGAAGAAATCAGAGAAACCGAGCAAGCATTGCAGGAATTGGAAATCCAAGAACAGCAGGAAGAAAAAGAGCAGGAAGAACGCTCAAAAACCGCCACAAAAGAAAAACGTATGAAGGTATTAGGTACGTACCATGTAGGCGAAGGAGAAGCAGGCGGAGAAGAAAAACGAGAAAAAGAAGTTAAAGAAAAGATGGAGGAGCGCGGAAAGGCACTGAAAGAAAAACGCGCCATCACAGTGAGCACAAGTAATCTTTTGACCCCAAAACACACAGGCACACAGTTAAACGATACCTTTGCTCCTGTTTCCACTCTCGCCGATAAAGTAACAACGGAAACCATGCAGGGCGGGGAAAGTTATGACGAAGCGTATGTGAAATCATACGGAACCGGCGGTATTACGGAAGAAGGAAAAGCCTATACAGATGCGGAGCCGGAATTTGATTATGCTTCAATGACGAAGGTTAAGATTACCGCTTATGCGGAATTGAGCGAAGAAACAAAGAAGCTGCCGAATATCGATTATGCGGGAAAAGTGCAAAATGCTTGCGAAATTGCGGTTAAGAAAAAGCTTGTGCAGCAGATTATCGCCGGCACGGGAACAAAACAGTTAACAGGTATCTTTGCAAGTCCTAAAGCTATTGACAGCGCCAAAGATATTGAAATCGAAGAAATCGGGGTAAATACATTAAATACAATCGTATTCTCTTATGGCGGAGATGAAGATGTGGAAATGAATGCCGGTTTAATCTTGAACAAGAAAACACTCAAAAAGTTTTCGGAAGTGCGCAAAGCAAACGGAGATCTAGCGTATAAGATCGATGTTAAAAGCAAAACAATCGACACGATCCCTTACGAAATCGTAAGCAATGTTAAGGATTTCGATACTGCCGCAAACGGAGAGTTTATCATAGCATACGGAGATCTAAACGCTTATAAAGTACCTGTGTTCTCTGATTTGGAAATTAAAGAAGACGAAAGCTACAAATTCAAAGAGGGCATGATCAGCTACAGAGCTTCTGTATTTGTCGGAGGTAATGTAGTGAAGCAAGACGGATTCTTACGAGTAAAAAAAAAGTCATCTTAACGAAAGCAGAAAAACCGACAGTGACACCCGGAGAAACTGCACAAGATTTAAAAGCAGGTATCCGGGTAACGCTGGCATGTAAAACAGAAGGTGCTAAGATCTATTATACAGATAACGGAGATGCGCCTACAGAAAAAAGCACGTTATACACAACGGAAATCAGTGTAACGGAAGCAAACAGCACGATCAAAGCGATTGCTGTTAAGGAAGGCATGGCAAACAGCGATGTAATGGAAATAACCTATGTGAACAATGCGGCACAAAAGGCTGCCGCACGTAAAGCGGGATCGAAAGCAAAGGAAGGATAACATGGAATACGAATACAGAGAAGAAGTTAAAAAACGCTCTGGATTGCAGGGAAATGATTATCAAAACGATTCTATAGACGGAATGATAGAAGATGTACTTTATTTTATGATCGATGCCGGTGTGAGTGAAAAAATAGCCTACAGCAAGAAAGCCATAGGAGCCGTTACAAGAGGTGTAATCGATTCGTGGAATATGAATAGCGACGGGAAAACGGACTTTTCCCCGCTATTCTATAAACGATTGTCGCAGCTATGCTATGGAAAAGAGGAGAATGCAGATGTATAGACCTAGAAACCCATTCACCACGCCTTTTATGATACTGAACCCCACGTATAAAGAGGAATTGGGAAAGCTGATTCCGATATACCCGGAAGAAGGAGTGATTGTATTGGCTTCTTTTAAGACCTTCGGAGGTACGGAAATAGTAGCTAACGGAGTGTTGGCGGTACAGGATACGGGCGAAGTTGAAACATGGTACACACCGAATATAAAAAAAGATACACGCTTGAAATGTATGAACGATGGCAAGGTTTATGAGGTGATAGGAACTCC